GCCCTAAACCAGCCTAAAGCGTTGCCGTATGATGGTAAAGGCTACCTGTATCTCAGTGGTGTTAGTGGTAACTATGCGAGCGGCACAACTACTGGAGAACTCGGTGGGCTTAATGATGTTGTAATCCAAGTGGATGACATTTCTAGTGATTGGCTTGCGGGAGACAAGAGAATGGTTTTAGGCACACCAAATATAAATTATTTTGGGCTAAGAGTAACTTCTTCCCGTAATGTATATGCTTTTTTCTCAGAAACCACCCTTTTTAATTCTAATGAATCAAAAGTATCGACGGCTTCGTTTTCAGCGAATGACTTCGACACTGTTTCAATTAGGGTTATTAGAGACACAACTGCTCAAACAGTTACATACTTTGTAGACACAGGTTCGGGCTTCACTCAACTAGGCGATGCTTTAAGCGTCACAGGCGCAACAACTTATTCGCATACAAACAATTTTGAAATTGGGTCACGAATTGATGGTTCAAGTGATTTGCTTTATGGGAGAATCGGAAGAGTAAGAGTTTGGCCTAACACAGCAATGACGGAAGGCTCAGAGATAGTTAACGTAGACTTCACGGCCACCAACGTGCGCCACGGTGACACCAAGTTCAAATGCGCGACTGGCCAAGTGGTAACAATCAACCAGTCCGGCAACGACCCCGCGACGATTATCAAGAAGAGTGTCTTGCGGTTCGATGGTGCAAATAGTGGTCTTCGCGGTCTGTTCAATCAGACGATTGATAGCGGCTATATGTTCGCTGCATTTAGTGTGCTTGGGGATGGTGGTGCGTTCTCGGGAAGAGTATTTGCTGTAAACTCGACAGGCCAACTTGACTCTGATGTTTCTGGCAGCGGCGCAATCTTTTCAATTCAGCAAGGGACGGACACTAATCTTCGGACTTATGTTAATAACGGTTACAGAACCATTCATCCTGCATTATTTGATGACGCTAATGGTGACATACTTAATGAGTCTTTAATCAAAGATGGCACTCAGTTGAGCCGAGTCAATAACGCAGACCAAAGCACAACTTCTATTGCTACCTCAATTTCAGCGGAAGAGTTCAGTGTAGCATCGCGAAGCAATCTAGCCTATAACACAGCCATCGACCTAGAGTTCCTTGCACTATTCCCATCAAGCATCACCGACGACCAAGCTGACGACGTTCGTAACTACATCAACAACCGCAACAAAGTCTTCGACCTCAAGGACGGCTTTGGCTACTACTTCTTTGACGCACAGAACGCACCAGTCGGCGCGATAACATCAGGCTCATCCTCATGGAACGGACGTATCGTTGGCTCGGACAATGGCGACTCTGACCGCTATTTAACACAAGGCACAAGCAACGACAGCCCAGTGGGTAATGGATACACCGTCACCTTCGCAGACAACACTGACCACCTAGAGATTCCATCGACAACCCAAGCTGGCTGGCAGGTCGTCGGGACGTCACTCGGAACCTTTGCCTACAAAGTGAATGCTAATGCGGTCACTGAGTTAAACCTTTTGGGTAACCTTGGCAGCACATCGTATCGCAAAGCTGGTGATTTGTATGGAATAATATTATTACCAGAGAGCGCAACTGGCAAAGACATTGAGCAGGCCAGAAGTCTGTTAATCGACCGAGGTGCGGCTGATGGTTCAGCTACGAGTTCTTTTCTAACTGCGTGGTTTCAGCGGTCTGACATTGTTGAATTTAAACCTATTGATTTTTCAAGCGTTACTGACGCTGCGGCCGCATGGAGAGAAACAAGTCTTGTGTCTTTTGACCTTAAATTACCGGATGTTCAAAGCGCATCGCGGTCATGGCAAGACTGCTCGTCACTTGAAAGTTTCAGCGCAGAGCTTCCTTCAGCGACTACAGTACACAAAGCATTTATTGGCTGCTCGTCACTTTCAGATTTTAAAACAACGGACATCAAGAACTGCAGCAACTTCTCGTCCGCATGGCAATCCTGCTCGTCCCTGAGTTCATTTCCGGCGGGCGCAAAGCTCGGCACGGAGGCGGACAATGTAAACTTTGAGAGCGCATGGCGGTCTAGTGGACTTGAAAGTTTCCCTGCGTTGGACTTAAGCAATGGCAATAACTTCTCGGCCGCATTTAAATTATCTCCGCTCACATCTTTTCCAGAAGACATTCTGCTTGGAACTAACAGCACCGCCGTCCGCTTTGATGCAGGTTGGATGAATTGTAGCGGACTTACGTCTTTCCCAAATATTGACCTGAGTGAAGGGAGAACATTCAACGGCGCTTGGTGGTATAATACTTCCCTAGTCAACTTCCCTGCTTTATTTACCAATTGGAGTCCATCAACTGTTACTTCGTCAGTATTTAATGGAACTTGGAGAGGGTGTAGTTCTTTAAGTTCAACTTCGGTAGAAAATATTTTAACTTCAATAGATTCAAGTGGTGTGTTTGGGACTTACACAGGTTTAGTCACCGGAACAGCACTGCCTGACGCTGGCATAGACATCGACTACAACGTAGCCACTGGCTCACTCAGTGCCGCGACGAACTCCGCAATCGACAGTCTCTCCGGCAAAGGCTGGGAGGTGTTTATCAACGGAGTGCTTGTGATTCCTAACATCCTAGACCTAGCACCCGCAGCCGCTTACAGTCTCCGTTCGTTCGATGCTGACGCTGACCCGAATGTTGTTAATGTTCGACGTTCAAGCGACAACACCACTAACACCTTCAAGGCATCCGAGGTTAGCGATGGAACGCTTGTGGCTTGGGTAGGTGCAGGGAACGACGGCCACGTCACCACATGGTATGACCAAGGCGGCACTAACCACGCAAACCAATCAACGGCATCAAGCCAGCCTAAGATTGTCGATGGAGGCACGCTGGTGACTGAGGGCGGTCTGGCTGCGGTGGACTTCCATACTGAGGCTTCTAACTTGAGCCTTGACCATAGTGACCTTTATGGACAAGCAACCCTTGATTCGTTTTATGTGACTAATGCCACCGGAGACGCTTACCTTTATCCTTCTTTATTGTCAACTGGAAACGCATACGGCATGGTTGCCGCCTCGACTGCCGGTGGCGGTAATAATAGCACTACCATTTCTACCAACTACGGCTCACCAACGTTTTATGCTAACGGCACTGAAATAACGGGGACAACACGGGGTGGTATTTATGCAGCTACATCTGGAGGGCGAAAACTTGTTGGCCACCAAGGTGCTGACACAAGTTATACAGCGTGGAGTTCTGGTAGTGTCAACTTTGGTAACTTTACCTTTTCCGCAACGGCCTTTGGCTACACAGGCAAACTCCAAGAGATGATTTTCTTCAACACCGACCAGTCAGCCAACCGCACAGGCATTGAGAAGAACATCAACGACATTTACACCATCTACTAGTTATGTATTATACATCACAAGACAAAGAGACCCTTGACGCTTACAACGCGAAGATTGTTACTGGAGAAAACTACGATGGCACTACAACAGTCCTGTGGGCTAATGTGGTTGAGCATCACGAAGGTGGTATGTTTGCAATTCTTAAGCACAACGGTTACCAGCTCATCGACGGCGAAGAGGATGCACCTACGGTTGATAACATCTCTGATTTCTTTCCACCACTTGAGGAACTAAACTAATGAACGACGAAACCCATAGATTCTTCCGGTTCTCTGGCCTTCATCAAGCCAGCTATGACGAGCTTACAGAAAAAGGCAACGAAGCTAGAAATTTACCTGATGGCGAAGGAACAGAAAGATGGCTTGCGCCGTGGGAAAAGCTATTTTTAGACCCCGAAACTGGCACAGATAAGTTATATTGTGTAAAACGCTCAGGTATATTGCCGACTGACCAGTTTGACCTAGAGGGTATCGAAGAAATCAACCTTGAGACTTACTTGCAACGCTTGCAATGGGAGCCACCGATTGAGGAAGACTTGGAGATGCTCGACGAACTAGAAATTTTAGACTAATGGAAGACCAAGAACCTTTAACCGAGATTGAGCAGAGCCGCGCTGATTGTGGCTTTCGTTTCTATGTCGTAAAACCAGACGAATTGTATACGCAATTGGTCGCAAGCGTGGACACTGACCGACAATTCCCCAATAAGGCAAAAACTACCCTGACATCATTACCACCCGTTGAGAGCCTTGCAGAAGCCACTGACGGAAGCGGAAGACTTATTGCAATTGATTGCTGGCGATTTACCGCCAACGATGACGCGCTTCTCGACGGCGTTGATGGAGTGCAGGAGTTGACGCAGTTGGAGTTTTTAGCAATTAAGCCCGAGCCACAAAACGAACTTTAAAATGCACCAACACCTCACGCATCCTGTAACCGGAATGATTGCCTCTAGTTGGTCGGCTTTAAGCGCATATTTTAATCACTTTGAAACTGCAACCGGATTTATTTCGGCAGTTATCGGCTTGGTTATTGGGGTTTTGTCCCTCCTCAATACTTGGGACAACTTTAAACAACGAAGGAAAAAGAAATGATTGAATATATTACAGAAAACAAAGAGCAGCTTTTCGGCATTGTAACAGCAGTAATCGCAGCAGCTTCAGCAATCGCCGCTTTGACGCCTACACCTAAAGATGACGGGCTGATCAAGAAGATCTATAAAGTGATCGATTTTCTGGCTCTCAATGTCTTTAATGCCAAGAAGTGATCAAGCTGCTTACTGTTGCTTTACAAAGCTGGATTTGCCTTGTTAAGCTTAAAGAAAGAAAGCTTGTTTATGATATTGAAGACGAAATTGATCGCCTTGCCGCTGATGGCTCTCCTGCTGCAAAGTTGCGGATCGAGCGCCTTGGTAGGAGGCTCAAAGCTGAACGAGAGCGCCCTTTACGATCCTCCAACGATCACGTTGATTAAAGGGCAATTTTACCAGTTTGAAGAAGGGATCTTGCCGGGTCGGGGGCAAAAATTCCATAATGATTACAGCTATCGACGCGCTATCATCATAGGTAAATGAAACCGAGCCAAATACTTGACAAGATTCTTGAGTTAATTACTGCCTACAAGGTGGCGATTGCGGCAAAGCGCAAGAAAGTCAAGAAATTGAAGCGTGTTGCTATTTGCGTAGGACATAGCCGAATTGGCGACAAAGGCGCGTGTTCTGTCGGCGGTGTGGACGAGTGGACTTACAACAAAAAGGTTGCGGATATATTACAGAACCATCTTAGGCATCAAGGTGTTCAATCGGTTGTTTTTGATAACTACCCGGCAGAAAGCTACGGCCGAGCCATGGACTGGTTAGGCCAGAGCGTTGCAAAGGAAAAGTGCGACATTGCGATAGAGCTGCACTTTAATAGCTACTCAAGCACGAAAGCAGAGGGATACGAATACCTGTTTTATCACGCCAGTAATAACGGCAGAAGATTAGCTGAGTGTTTCCGCAAAGCTCAATCTGAAACTTTTAAGGTGCAGAAAGACAGGGGGATTAAGCCGATTGAGGCTGATGGCCGGGGAGCTGGATTTCTGCGATCTGTTGCGCCTCCTGCCGTGATCTGCGAGCCTTTCTTTGGCAGTTCTCCGAAGGAATGGATACTAATGGAGAACAAGCACAGCTTACTAGCTGACGTTTATGCTCGCGCTATCGTTGACTATTTTGAGGGTGTCCAATAGCCCTTGATAACGCGATGAGAGCAATCAGCAGTGTCGTTTACTACGTTGTCAATCACTGCAACAAACTGATTGGTCATTTCTGCAATATAACGACCTTTCGGCAAATCAGCGACCTTTGTGCTTTCTCCCTTAATCCTTTGGATCTTGATATATTCCCAACCTAAACTTCTCAAGGCACTCTCAAAGTCTTGCTTGTAAATCCCTTTTGCGATTGCGCGGCTTTGCATTTCCCCGAATGCTGAAGCCTCTTTGCATATCTTCCTAGCCTTTGCGTAGCTAATACTGCAAGCGATCGCCATGGCTCTAATACAAGCATCATTGGTATTAAAAAACCCGGCGGCTTTCCTTCCTCCATCGTTATGTTTGAAGTGTTTCATTGTGTTGTAGTAATAAGAAACGGGGACCACATCCCAGACGCGACCCCTTGGGCTCTGTCTGACATCGTTTTTCGATGAACTATGGATCGCTCATTAGGGCCGCATTTCCTTCTCGACGTGATAAAAGCAAAGTTGTTGAAGCAAAAGAAAATACTGTCGAAAGTGGCGATTTTGATCCTATTGTTGCACCTAAAGCGCAAGACAGATTGCTTGAGCTGATTGAGCGGGAACAGCTACCCGGTGACGTTAGAGATACCCTAGCAGGCGCTCTGACAGGTGATTTGCAGCGTCAACAGCTCTTATTTCAAGCCATGATCGACACATGGCCGCGCTTGCAGAAGAATCTGTCTGAGGTATTCCGGGAAGTTAAAAAAGCGCCTTGGTCGTTTGATCCATATTGTGAGCGAGGCGAAGAGCCGAAAGACTCTGCAATTGAAAAAGCAGCATTAGCAGAGAAATCGCTGCAAGATATGACGCCGAGGCCAGCATACGGTGAGCGAGGCAACAAAGGATTGATTGAAGATTTGGCGTTTGGTTATTTCTCAGGTCATCAAGTGGTCGAGCTGCGTTGGAGCCAGAAATATGATTCTATTTGCCCGAGAGCCGCAAAGGTCTGCCCTCCAAGGTTTTACGGCTACCCAATTGAGACTGAAGGAGAAGATCGGTTAATGTTCTCTCCTGATGGTCAGTATTACGGAACAAACTACGTTGATTTCCCTGAGCATCGCTTTCTTTTAGCTGTTAACTCGGGCCATCCGGGGCATCAATCAATTGCAGCTCCTCTCAGGGCTCTCACTGGCTACTGGCTTGCCGCAACCTTTGGCTTAAAGTGGTTATTGCAGTTCTCTCAGCTTTACGGCGTCCCATTCCGTTGGGCAAACTATTCTGACCCCAACGACAAAGCTAAAGTATGCTCAATGCTTGAGACTATTGGATCGTCAGGATGGGGAGCGTTCCCAGAAAACACCAAGCTCAATTTTGTCGACGCAAGCAAATCAGCCTCATCACTTCCACAAAAGGAATTGATTGAGATGGCAGATCGCCAGTGTGATACCTTCATTCTAGGTCAAACGTTGACGACTGACGTAGGTAGCAGCGGAAGCCGAGCCCTTGGCGAAGTTCACGAAGGAGTTAGATCTGGCGTGATTGAGGGAGTTGCTGAGTTTGTTGCAGACATTCTGAACGAGCAGATGTTGCCGTCTTTAATTCATCTTAACTATGGCGATGCAAGCGAGATCCCTACGATTAGGGCAGACTTTGAGCGTTCACGAAACGAGAAAGAAATGGCCGAGCGTGATCGCGTCTTGTTTAAAGACATGGGCTTGCCAGTCGAGAAATCATGGTTGCACGAGCGCCATAGAGTTCCAGCACCAGACCCAGAGTCTGACGATCTATTTCAGCCGAGCCCGGATGGTGCTCAAGGAGAACTTGAGACAGAGGCTTCGTTGGCTTCCCATGAAACAGAGGGACGGCTGGAAACTCTTCCTGTGCAAGTGAAAGCCAGAGAAGAGGACTTTTCGACAACTATCGACAAACTAAGCGCAAACGTGCTTGAGGATCTGACTGGTGTAACTCAAGAATGGGTTAAGCCTGTCAAACCGTTCTTTGATCGCCTTGCCGCCCTCGCTATGTCCAAGAATGTGACTGATGAGGACTTCACCAAAGCACTTATTGAAGCGCAAAACCAGCTTCCTGAGTTGTTTGATTCGTTGAACGTTGAGGTGTTGCAGGATTCTCTTGATGCAGCAATCGGCACAGCAATGCTTGCCGGGAGCGTCGAACGCTACGAGAAAAATGATTGATGTCGGTGTAGATGTAACGGACAACGCAAGCCCGGCACTAAAAAAAATGATTGCCTTACTAGATGGTAGGGAAATCTCTGAGTTGAATGAGGTTGGTGCAAGATCCGCAACAAGTGCTTCAATTGATTATCATAGGGGCTTCAACAGTGAAAACGGTTGGAGGGGGTCAAATTACTTAGCGGGACCGGGGCGCAGATCAGGAGATTTTGCGCAAAATATAACGCTAGGGTGGAATTTTGTAACTGCGAGCAAACAAGGCGCAACGATTCGCAACAGTGCGCCATTTTACGCTCACAAAGTTACGGGCGGCACTATTACGCCCAAAAGGGCTAAAGCCCTAACGATCCCAATGGTCTCTGAAGCAGTCGGCAGAAGAGCGCGAGACTATGAATTAGCAACTGGGAATTTACTTTTTCGGGTAATGGGCAAAAAGGCGCTGTTTGAAAAGAAAGAAGGCGGTGGAATTCGCGCCGTTTATGCGCTAGTCAAACAGGTCACGCAAAAACCTTGGCCCGGAGCATTACCTGATCAAGACTTGCTAGAAGATTCCTTTACTAAAGGATGGATGGGCGCATTTGCTGACAAAATTGAATCGTTATGATTACTAGACCACTTCCATTTGAGCAAGCTGTAAAGATGCTTGAGCGGCGGGCTGTTGTCCCGGCATCTCAATGGAATCCTGATCTTTGGCGAGGCTTTGAGAAAGAGGTCAATCAGAGATCGTTCTTTTCGGCTAACGTCGAAAATATGCGGTTTCTTAACCGTGCAAAGAAATTTATTTTAGACACTTTAGATCTAGCAACCAAGGAAGTCATTGACTCAGACGGTAAAACTGTGCGGATGTTGAGCGGAGGCGACCGGGCTACGTTTGTGAGAACAATGCGCGAGTTTATGATTCAAGAGTCGATGGTTTCCGGCGAAGAAGAATTCTTTGATGTAGATCAAAAAGAAATCACTGACTTGCGCTCTGAAAACCGTTTAAGGCTCATCTATGAAACAAACCTGAGACAAGCTTATGGCTTTGGACAATGGAAGCAGGGGCAATCTCCGGCAATTTTAAAAAGGTTTCCCGCTCAAAGATTTGTTCGTGATCGGATTGTCAGAGTCAAAAGGCCGCGCCACGCTCTAAGTGAGGGAGAAGTCAGGCTAAAATCAGACATTGAGTATTGGGGCAACTACCAGAACGATCCTAAAATTGGAGGCTTTGGCGTTCCTTGGGCTCCGTTTGGATTCAACAGCGGGATGGGCTTGCAAGACGTTGACAGGGAAGAAGCTATTGCTCTCGGTCTACCAGTCGAAGAGATTAAGCCAGACACAAAACGAGGTCTAAACTCAAAACTTGGGGCTCTTGTAAAAACTGCTGATCCTGATCTAAAACGCAAGCTATTGCTGAAGCTGCGAGGGTATGAAGCGCCAGACGCCGCCGAGAGAGGGCGCAGAGCTGCGCAAGGTCTACAGGTTGAGGATAAAGGAGACACTATCCAACTGATTACAGAAGACGAACCAGCTTCTGGAGGAAGTAACTTTGCTGACAAGCTAGTAAGCAAAAAGGGAGTTACCAAAAGGGTTGAGGCTATTAAACAAAGAACGTTGAAGGCAATCGAGAAAGTTCATGGTGATGGCCCTTTAGAGCAAATAGAATTCATTCAGACAAGAGCAAGAAGATATAGAGGTCAATACGTTTACAGTTTGTCTGGAGAAGCTTTAGAGATTAAGTTAAGTGGTATTTCTGGAAATGAAATAACTACAGCGCATGAAATAGGGCATTGGGTTGATCATCAGGCTTTTAACACAAAAGAGCATAGATATGGCAGAAAGGAATTTTTAGAATTGTTTGGCAATGTTAAAGATTACAGATTCAGAAGCTCATATGGGTCATACGGTCCGGAATTTGCTGAATTTAGAAAAGCTTATGTAGAATCCGAAGGATATTCTAGGATTGAACAAGCAACAGCGCCTAGAGGATACAAAAAATACTTATTATCTATGCATGAAGGTTGGGCTAGGGCATATTCTCAATGGATTGCAGAACAAAGCGGCGACGAAGTAATGATTGCGGAAGCCAGAAAAAGAAACGATAAAGAGCTTGGCCACTGGAGCGATGAGGATTTTGCGCCCATATCAAAGGCAATCACAAACATATTCACTAAACGAGGATGGATGAGGAAGAGTTAGATAAGGCAATGACTGAAATCTATGATGACTTTTTTGCTAAGGTCGTCGATTTTGAGTCCGCTGTTAATAAGCTTGTCGATTTAGGCGTATCTGAGGAAGATGCTAGATCTGGTTTAGCTTCTATGATGACGATCAACTTCACAATCATTGATGATTTAGAATCGGGGACCAGATAAGAAGGTCGCCAGAAAAGAGCTTTTAGCCATTGTCTAATGAAATGCTGATTTGCGCTCTTGATTACTCTTTGCCGGAAGAAGGGCAAGTTGCCTCAATCGTTTACATTCCAGAGGGATCTCACACAATTACGCCAAGCGTTAACGGGAAGCCCAAAAACGTTGAGATTAAAATGGAAGCCTATTACGGCGAAGAGGTTGCTGCAACGTTCCAGAGAGATCTAGAGCAAAGGCTTGCCGCTAACGTGCGCCCAGTGTTTGATTTTGATCACAACGACAAAGGCCCAGCCTCTGCGCTACCAAAACGCTTCTATTACGTTCAAGGTGAGGGGTTGATGGCCGAGATTGAATGGACTGGCGCAGGCCGCAAAGCAATCCAATCAAAAGACTATTCGTATTTCTCCCCTACCTTCTTGCTTGGCAAGGATGGAGTGCCTGCCGGGTTACCAAAACGGGGACCACTAGGGGCGCTGGTCAATGAACCAGCCTTTCGAGAGATTCCTCGTATAGCTGCATCCGAACAGGAAGCGGAAATAACTGATACAAGTAAAAAAATGTCTGATCTTATTCTTGCCGCTCTCTCAATTGAGCCGGAAACCGAAACCGCCGAGGCCGCCGCTGTTGCCGCCATCGAAGCCCTCAAGAGTGACGCCGAGACCGCTAAGGCTTCTCTTGCAGAAATCACAGAAGAGCGCGACGAGCTTCAAGCTAAAGCTGCCGAGGCTAACAAGTCCCGCGCTGAGTCACTTGTCAAAGCTGCCGTCTCTGAAGGCCGCATTGCTCCAAAAGACGAGGACACCAAAACCAAGTTTATCGAAAAGATTGAAGCAGGGGATGACTTTGCTGAAGAGATCCTTTCCAAGCTGCCAAAAATTCACGCCGGACTTGAAGAGTCGATTGTTAAAGCAAGCGGAGAAAAGACTGGTAGCTCAGAAGTCAGAATTGAAGCCGCTATGGCAAAAGCTTCTGACCAATGTGGCGACAACGCTTCTTTCGACGTCAAATGGGAGCTTGCTGCTCAAATCGACCCCGAAGCCTTTGGCCTCTAAACTCTATTTAAGAACTAAAACTAAAAAATATTATGCCCCTCGCAAATGATGGCCCAATCTTGGCCTTTGATAACGGAGCTTCCGCAATTGCCCAAGGCAAGGTTGTGAAGCTTTCTGCCGGAAAAACTGTTGTAACTGCTGCCAACACTGATGTGGCTTTTGGAGTAATTACAGAAGACGCTTCTGCTGATGGTCAAGCTGCTGTTGCAGTTGCTGGATCTGGTGCAGTTGTTCTCGTTGAAGCTCACGGTGTTGTTGCACTTGGAGCTGACCTAATGCCCGCCGCCGCTGGTCGCGCTGCAACTGCAACAAGTGGTAAGCACGTTTTAGGTGTTGCTCTTGAAGCAGCAACCGCACAAGGCGCTCTAATCAAAGTTGTTCTCGGACAAAGCAACAAGCCCACAGCTTAATTCTAAGGTAAAATCTGACTAAATAAAAAAATGGCTACTTCCGCAAATATCTCAGTCTTGAACCAGTTCGCTAAAGGACTCTTCCAAGACACCTCCAGCCCAGTCGCTGATTTCCTCGCCCCAGTCGTTCCAACCGGAGCCGCTGAGTTTTCGATCATTGACTACGGACAACGTTCCGGCTTCCAGACTCCAGATGCACGCCGCGCAATCGGTGGTGACTCTTCCGCTGTTGTAACTGACGGTGAGCGCATCAACGTGAGCCTTCAGCCTTACGCTCTGCATGACATGATCGACAATCACGAGCTTGACCGCGCCACCACTGGCGAAGGTTCTCGCATCCTTCGTGAGGCTCGCGTCCGCAACCTTGTTTCTCAGGCTGGCAACTCTCGCCTTAATGAGACCCTCACCACTCTGCGCGCTGGCGTTTCTGCTGCTGCTCAGACTTGGGGATCATCAACTGACGTGATCAGCGCAATTGATGAGAAGATGAAAGAGATCGCTGACTCGATCGGTCTCCTTCCTAACCGTGTTGTTTTCAACCTTGGCGCATGGGAGGCATTCAAAAACAGCCCATCTGTAATTGATCGCTACCCCGGTTCTGTGACCGCTGCTCCTCAGATTGGTGGAATCGGATCTCTCTTCTTGAACCCAGACACTCAGTGCATGATGTCCACGTCTGTGTTTGATTCTAAGATTCGCCAGACCAGTGCAAAAGCTAACGCTCTCACTTCTGACGTTTGGATCTACTACTCAAGCGATTCGGTTGATATGTTCGACCCTTCTGCATTCAAGACCTTCCGGGTTCGTAACAACCCATTTGGTGGGGTTCGCGTTGTCCAGAAAGACTTCGGTGAGAAAGTAATCACTGAGTGGACTGAGGCCGCATTCGTTAACAACGCTGCTGCCGCTGCCCGTCTTGACGTAACTGTTTCCTAACATCCGTTTTGATTCTTTACCCTCTTCCTGTGTGTTGTGCAGGGAGGGGGTTTTTTTTGATTGCCACACAATAAAAATCATGTTTAATCTCTTCTGTCTTCTCTGGATCTGTGTTCATAGTAGTGTGTAGTAATAACGGAAGCCCTCGGCCTTAATTGGTCGGGGGTTTTTGTTAGCTACTAGATGAGTGCCTTTTATCATGGCCATTCCTAAATCAGTAACAATTGCAGGGCATCGCATTGCCATCAAAAGGCAGGCGCTGGATGATTGTTATGGCCAGTATCGGCACGACGAGCGCATCATTTTGCTTAACTCTAGCATTGCCGGGAAAGAGTTAGCTTTAACCTTGCGCCATGAAATGGTTGAAGCCTCTCTGCTGCTTTCTGGGGTTGGTTGGTGTGACAGGTATGAACAAGAGGCCGTTGTCCGGTGTATGGACGAGGTGTTTTTCCCGGCTTGGGAAAGGACGCGCAAAAAACTAAAATTATGAAAGTTCCAAGATTAAGACTCAGCGAAAACGAATACACGTTAATAAAGCAGCTTAGAGAAAAAGGTGTTGCAACCGAGCTTGTCAATCAATGCGACGAGGCCGGGCTACCATTGTCTAATGTAAAGCATTTTTGGTATAAGAGTGAGAAGTTTTCGATCTTCAGCAAGACAGACGGGTTACAGCTAGAAGATGTATTCGATCCCATCATCAAGGACGTTCAAAGGTATTCGCCAAAAATGCGCAAAATTAAGCGCGCAAAGGTCAAAAACCCGCACTGTTTGATTTTAGACCCGGCTGATATTCATGTCGGTAAATATGCGACTAACTCCGAGGCCGGGGAATCCTACGACATCAAAAAAGCGGTCTCAATCGTAGACACCGGGATTGACTCGCTAATTCAGAAAGCAAGCGGGTTCCCATTGGATAAGATTATCTTTGTGATCGGCAATGATTGCTTGCACATAGACAGCCCTAGAAACACCACTACGGCAGGCACGGGGGTCGATGTCAGTGGAAGCTGGCACGAGGCTTTCTTGGCCGCTAAGGATATGTATGTGCGCGCAATTGAGAAGTGCCTCCCTTTGGCTGATGTCGAAATTATTTTTTGCCCTTCAAATCACGACTTCATGAGTGGTTTTATGCTCGCCCACACCATTAAGGCATATTTCCGCAAAAGTAAAAACATCACCTTTGACGTTTCTATCGCTCATCGCAAATACACAGCGTACGGCAAGAACCTCCTAAGCTTCTCTCACGGCGATGGCGCTAAGATGGCAGACACGCCTTTGCTAATGGCTACGGAACGGCCTGAGATGTGGAGCAATAGCGTTCACCGATACATTTACCTCCATCACATTCATCACAAACAAACGGCGAAGTTCATGATTTCTGGAAAAGATCTGATTGGCGTCACTTGCGAATACTTGCGCAGCCCGTCAGCGAGTGACGCATGGCACGCCAAGTCTGGCTATAGGAGCCCTAAAGCGGTCGAGGCGTTTGTGCATTCATACGATCACGGTCAGGTTGCTAGACTGACACATTTTATTGAGCCGGATGCAAAGGTCTGCAAATGCGGAGCGCATCTTTATAACAATTACACGCACGGCTGGATTTGCCCTCGCTGTGATGAGTAGACACAAAAAAAGAGCGGAGCAATTAAGCCCCGCCCTTGCGGTTAAGGTGAAGATGCTATTCGTTTGGAAGTACAGAAAATGGAACTGAACAGCCGTTAAGCTCCATGTCATACTTTTGTAAATCATAAACAATGTTTAACACATCATTAATGTTTACAAGTCGGTTCCCATTGTGAAGCATCACATTGCGATCAACTATAGATTGGACTCTTTGCGCAATTTCACGGCTCCGGTTATAACTTTCGTTCATCGCGGAGGCATCTTTGTCTACTTTGGTTTTTTGTGTTTTCATAATAATAACTTTGTAAAAATCAAACTCAAATAGGGCTGTCAAAGAACGGTTGTCGCATTGGTCTAGGACTCAATTGCTTAAACGCAGTTTACAAAACCCATGATTAATGTCAACACCTTTTTTCTAGAGGGGTTTAAAAAGGTTAAATCAATATCGATCAAACAGACTAGTTTTTTGCTAATTTAGGCCACTTGATAAAAATGCGCTAAAACATTCGATTTGTCTTGTGGCATACACCAAAAACGTGTATTGCTTATCTGTCGGCAGGAAAAAGCCTGCTGCTAACTACCAAAACTACTATGAAACCAATAAAAACCAACGAAGAAGCCCAAGCCAAACTCGACTCCGAAATCTTAAAAGTAAAAGCTGAGATTGCAGGATTAGAAGACAAGCTTGGTATCGTAGATGAAGCCGAAGAGCTTGAAGTCGAGGATTGCCCTTTAATGAGTAGGACTCCAAGACAGTGGAAGATTTCACAGCTTCAACACGCTTGCAGGTCATTGAAATGGCTGAACAACACAAAGAAAGCAGAACTAATTTTCCCAGACGGAAAATATCTGATGGTTCCAAAAGGGACTAAAGTTTTATCACCTAGCGGATTCCACCCGGATGAAAAAGTCTTCCTTAAGCCCGAACAAGGATGTCTTGTTGATGTTCTTCCCCGTTCATCTAATATGGGATACCACGATTTTACCTAATATGAGATCTCGCATTAATAGAGCCATTAGCCACCTCGGTCTTGAGATCGCAGGTGGTGGCCGCGATGGGGTGTTCTACTTTGTAGACATTGCCAGTAATAGAGCCCTTGAGGCAAATTCGGTGTACGTCTCAGCAATGAGCCATCTGTCTGTGTCTGAGTGGCGCGAAGAGGCTGAGGTTGCCCTAAAGGATGATAAGGCTATCAGAGCTGGCTCGCTCAAGCCTTGTTACTGGTGTTGAGCCTGTAAGCCGCTCAGGAAGGCCGAGGGATAAGCTTTGCTCTCTAGTGAACAGATCAAGCGTCTCGCCCTGCACAAGCCCTCCCATCGACTCCCAGACAGATCTGCCGCCTGCTAGGTTGATCGTCGAGCCCGTCTTTCTTACGAATGGCGGGTTTTCTGCTTCTAGGTCTACGCTGCCAATATAAGGAAGCCAGTTTTGCGCGGCTCTTAGGTTCTCAGCAAAGTCAGCCGGGGGAGTCTCAAAGATGTAGCTCAGTGGCTTGTAAAACGTTTGATCAATCAATTCACGATCAAGCAAAATGATCTCAAGATCTAAATCGAAGAAAATCGTTGTGTCATTATTATCTGGCCCTCCGCTGACTATCCTACTGACATAATTAGAATCATTGATCAGGTCAACGATCCAATCATCTGTAATAGTAGCATTGGCCTCAAAGACCCAAACCGTTCCCGCAAGTCTTGCTTTCTGCACTGTTTCAACGTCAGACAACCAGCTCGGAATTTCTAAATCAGGATCGTAAATAATAGCCCAACGATTATGGTTGTTGATGTCTAAATCTGTTCCATCTTCTAGCTTGATAAAAGGCGTAATTCCGTCACTGTAACGTTGTGAAATTGCATCAGTAGACCAAAGGTTTAAATTCCTTGTTGCTGCTATTGAGGGATAAGTTGACTCAAATCGATACCATACAGGAAATAATTTCTCAATCGTTGTCTTCTGCACTGTGACCGAGTTGGCCATTGCGTTGGCGGTGCTTATCGTGACACCATCAATTGGATCAGGAGGGACGAAATCAACAAGCTCAGGGCCGCTGACAGGAACGACCTGACGAGTCCCGGAGCCAGTGCCAGCAGAAACCTCTTTGTAAGAAATGGAGCCATCAAGCAGCCTTTCAGCGTAAGGAATAGATACCCGATCAATCTTTAAGCTGTATTCAGCCTCTAACGAGCCGGAAAGAACCGCATCAGATCCCAAGGTAAACACTTCAGCCGCATCAGTATTGCGCCGCGATAAACGAAACTGAGGATCACCAATAACTGAGTAATCAAACCAGCCAACAGCGTCAGGCACTAGGCGCAGCAGCTCAGAAAGCGCGCGACCAAAAGAGGCGTCTCTAAAGGTGGTCGTCGGGATGTCGTAACAAGCATCCATTGCACCAAGTGCGACTGGTAGACCAAGATCTTGCATTCGGTCGAATAAACGCCGGATGTGGCTTTCTACGCCGCCGATCTCGCATCTAAATTGCGGCCTTTCAATTGCATCGTTACCAACTCCAATAATATCAGATAGCGCGGTCTGTTCTAGCCACCAGAATGCGCCTGAGACGATTATATCGACCGAAAGGGCTCCTTGCCCCCATTCGTTCTGAACGCGCGTCACAATGCCCCTAAAGAGCCTTTGTGAGCCTTGGAACAGTTCGATGTATTGGCCTTCCTCCGGGATCTCTTGGTCTCTACCGTCAAGATATTGAGGTTCAATTGAAAACGCTAGTTCATCAACACCCAGAGATTGATACGTCAATGAGCCGCTTGCGCCTATTTCTGCAAAATCAATTTGTGCAGGGCCAAACGCTTTGCCTTGTTCTCCTGCAATACTAATCATCTCCGGGGATTCTGGTTATTGACCCGCTCAGTCAACTGGATATTTTTGGTTTTCGTTGTCGCTATTGTCTGGGTCAATTGGTCAACCGTGCTTTGCAAGCGATCAATCATCAAAGTGTTTTCTTTAGTGGCTCCGACCACCGTAGTTGTAAGGCGACCAAGAACCTGACTTGTCTGACCTAGCTCTTCAGCCGTCAGTGTGTCGTCATCCATTATTTTGCGGAATTGTTCGTTGGCAATTTCGACACGCTTGCGATCGGCTTCAGTCATTGCCGAAGTGTCTTTTGCAGCAGTCTCAAGCGCCGATACACCAGCAGAAAGCTCTGCTCTTGCTTCTTTTGCAACCTGATTACTTGCCTTTGCTTCTATCAGTTTAGTCTTCAGCTCAACCGCTTGCGTCTCAGTTTCTTCTGTTAATTTCGCAATATTAAACGCTTCTCCTTGAAGAACGCTTAAATTCATTTGTTGCTCTTCAGCCGCCTTTTTAGCTGATTCAAGTGACTTAATAGAGCTTTCAAACTGGCTCAACTGTTCCTGAACCTGTATTAATTCCCTGCGCTGCTCTTCTCCAAAAATTAGTTTTGCACCTTCAATTCTAGCTTCTCCAGTAGCAACTTTGGAGCCTATACCCAAAAAACCTTTTTTCTTTTTTTCTTTTTCTCCTTTTTCTATCTGTTCCTCAGCAGTTTCTTGACGACTTTGCAGAGCGTTACGCCTATCACGAATTTCGGCCTCTTGTTGTTGTAATTTAACTATCCTCTCACTTAGCCTTACTTGTTCCGCGCCCGCCGCAAGTCTTTGCTGGTTAATCAGTTCAACCTTTTCCCTGCCCTGTAAGATCTTTTCATCGGAAGCACTTTGAACTTTTGCGATTTCTAGCTGCTTGCGTCTTTCGTCGGCCTCCTGTGGGCTAATTTCTTTAGCTCCTTCTGCCCTTGCGATTTCTTGCAGCTCTAGATCTTGCGTAATTTTAGCAAGCTCCAGCTCTGCCTGTCGCTTTTTTTGGATTAAACTTGTGTTTTTTGCGAGCGACGAGCTTTGCTGGTCGAGAGAATCGACAACGGCAGCAATTTGCGCGCGCATTGCAGATGTCCCATCTTCAGCCGCAATCTTGTAAAACTCGTTGATTTGATCTCTGGCTACCTCAACGATCATCGAAAGGTTAGAAATCTCCTTGTTTGATCTAGACATCGCCTCGACCAGTTGCGTCAATCCAACAGCAGCCAATGATATAGCGCCAGCAAGACCAGCGCCGCCGCCCATGAATTGAACGAGCTGCGGGATGTTGTTAAGAATGCCTCTCACGCCATACTGCGCATCCTCAACCGCTCGCGAAAATTCTAACGCTGCAAGGCCGGCGTTCTTTGTTGATTTAGCGTTTTTGCCCTGAGCAGTTGCCATTTGGCGACCACTCACAGCCGTCTTTTCAAGCGATCCGGCAAGCTTATCAACGTCCGTTCTAATTTTTGGATCAAGCCCGTCAATCTTATCAAGCTCGCGTCTAAGATCGGCGGCTGAGTCTTCTACGTTATCAAGCGCCCGGTCTGTGTCGATAGCAGTGCGCTCGACTTTCTTGATACCTTTCTCGGCCTGCCGCGCTCCTTTTGTATCGGCGCGAGTCCGAAAATTAATATCGACGTTTTTGCCAGCCATTAGTTAGACCTTTTTGAGAGAAAGAAAAGAACCAGCAAGGATTTCCACCTGATGAGTCGCAGTTTTACTTTTAATTGATAGACCTAGCTGACTACCCGGATTAATCGAGTTGGTTGTCAAGATTCCGTCAATTGTCATAATTTCCGGCGTTGCATTATCTGCAAACGTAGCAAAGCCAGCATCTACATCAAAAGCGTTAAGATTAAAAACCTCATCGTTTGCGCTGGCCTTAGCGGTTAAATATGAAAGCGACGAAGTTGGCCCGGTCAATCGTGGTTGCAGACAATGCGATTTATTTGCCGCCTCGACGCGCAACACTGCTTTTAAATGGTAAGTGCTAGAAGCCTCAAGCGGTAGCGTGAAACCTGTAACAGCTTGAGGTGTGTCACTTGTGGTTGTAAAATCAGCCGCAAGAACTTTGTGCTGCTCGTCAAGAGCTTCTCGGAAATCTGAAACATTAGTAACCCCCGTGCCATTTCCTAAAACAATAGAACCATTTCCATCAGGGAATGAAATCGTTCTGTTTTGTACGGCATTACTTTGAAGAGTCAAACTATTCCCGTAGGTGTTATGGATTCCAATTGCTCCGGGCAACAAAAACAGACCCGTCCCCGTCCCGTCACCTTGTGCCACTCGTGCGCCCGAATTGAGCGTCTGGTTGTAAATATGCAGAAGCGTGTTTTGGCTATTGTCCGGCGCGCCTTTTGATTCGCCTATGATGGTGTAAGTTGTCATTTTATATTAGTTGCCATTTGGTTGAGTCAGCAGTGTCCCAAGTAGAAGCGTCAGTTGCAAGCCAAGCTTCAGCATACCCGCCAGATAAAACAGTCTCCTCTTCGCCTCCTAATCCTTCAAACGCTAAAACCAAATCATACTGATTCTTTTCCCACCGTTGTGATGGGGTGACGCTGGTAAGGCAAAAATCTTTGATTCTAGTAGATCCACCATTTTCAACCTCAATCAAAAGATCAGCAGTTCCTAAACCCATATAAGAAGCAGCAAGCTGGAGTTGCCACGTTTGCCGCTCTGCAAGGCTTGCAAAGGTCATAACCCGCGACCAATTAAAGGTTCTGATTGCGTTTCCGCGATCTCTAGCCTTACCCCAACGAGCCCCAACGAAATTACTCTCTTGAACTTGTTTAGCAATTGGATGCGCTGGCTCCTCAAGCATTTTATCGCCGTAGTCTAACAAGACAACGCCGTTAAACGTGTAGCGGTAATGAGAGCAGAACATTTCAGAGGTTAAATCTGATTAGGGCTTGAAGGGCTTGGTGACGGTGTTGGGTATGTATCAGGACTTCCGGGCGATGGTGTAACAGTTGGGAACGTGTCAGGCGGCAACGAGCTAGGGCTTGCTAAAGAAAAAGCATCAGGGCTTGAAAGGCTTGCGGCCGAAACGCTAATTTCATCAGGGCTAACCCAATCCGATACCGTGTATTTTACCCAAGTAGCAGTCTCAGGGCTTGTTGAGCCGCCACCTGTTGAGGTCTCTTTTAAAACTTCAGCCACATCAGTCTCACCGAAAAGAGTCCAAGTTGAGCTTGGTATTCTAAATCGGTAATTGTTATCGGGAGAAATTTGATCCCAGACGTTAGTGTTACCTACTTTTTCATAGATACCACTAGCGGGAAAATCATCAATCAGCGCGTCAACTTTTACAAAGGGCATTTTACACGTTAGCTACGTTATCTAGCTCGACAACATTAAGGGCGCTATCGTTCTGAGTGAACCGCAAGCGAGGAAAGACAGATTTATCATTGTAGGTTGGTAGCTCAATCATCTCAAGCTTACCCCAAAGGTCCATCGTCCAAATATCCTGTGCTTTATTTACGTTTGTTGCTTGGAATTTAAGCCATCCGTAAATTTCACGAACATTTTTAGCGTAAGGAATCACTGGAGTATCATCAGAGACTTCAGCATCCAGACCAAGCATCAGCCTGTAAATTGGCTCTGCGTGATTTTTTAGGGTGAATTCCCAGCCGTCTTCTAAGACTACGCTAGTTGTCTCTTGGCGATAGCGAGCGCCTTCAAAGCATTTAAATGGCGTGTCCTCTTCGGTAACACGGTAAGGAGTTAAATCATTGACACATCCAAGGGTTCGCCAGTTGCTTGTTGGGGAAATGTCTGGCTTTGCAGCTTTTGAAACTGTCACATTGTCAACACTCACGCCGCTCTCGATGAAGTATAGCGTCGAGCCAAGCATTGTTTTTTGAAGATTATATTGAGGCATTTTATTCTATGGGTTGAGGTTTTTTTGTTTAAATTTATGCGACTCCCTCGATTTTAACTTTGCCCAGTTCTTTAAGGGCTTCGGCTTTGTCTTTTGGAAGGTTTGCTTTTGTGCCAGCAAGGCATAACATTGAGCCAATTTTAGTGTAGTCTTCAATTACTACACAGGAATACAAAACCTCATTTTGGGGCTTTGCTTGCTTTGTTTTGGCGGCTTTTTTAGCCTGCTTTTTAGCTTCTTCGCTCATTAGGGTAAATTATGTTTTAATTGCAGGGTTAACTCGTGGATCAAGAATTTTGGGTTGGGTATTAGTCGCCCCCGCAAAACTTGCGCGTTGTTCTGACAGAAAGCGTCATGCTGCCAATCGTGTAAAGCCTTGTGAGTGGCCTCAACCAAATCGGTGTTTTTTGGATTACTGCCTCTTAGGATGGGCTGAGTCCAAATTGTGATTGAAAACGACGAAATAAGCGTCGAATCATTGACATCTAAATCATTCGGCTCGTAGCCGTCAAAAAGGATGATAATGACGCCGCCTTTTGCCTTTTGTATGGCTTTAGCAAATTCGGCAGCAATGTCTTTTTGCTTGTCAACAATAACTTCGACAGACGAAAGAGCAGACACACCATCAAGGAGTGTTTTTATCTCATCAGCTTTGTCGAGAAATGCGCTCATTAAAATTTGTATAAGGGATCGCCGCCAAAACATCCGGTATCTCTGCCGCCGATATATGATCCATCTGGTTTTTCGATACCGATGTCACAAGCAGCGACATCAGACAGGAAGTCTTGCGCTGCCCGGTATTCGTCTTTTCTTAGATCTCCTTCGTCTTCTAGGCCAGTAGAAGGAAGGCTGGCGCGAATGTCATGCTTGGCGAGTGTCGCGGCAGCGTGTAGGCATTCTTCTGGAATCGTTCCGGCGTCTCCAAGTGGGTTGTCATCGCAAGCGGCAACTTTAGCTCTTACCAATGCCGTGACCTGTAACAGTATCCCAGCCAAACGATCGCCATCTCCTCCTCCTGTCGCCTCAATAGCGCCAAGCTCGTCGAACGCCAAGCGGTCGCGAACGTGATCAACTGTTAGTGTAATCCAAGCCACGAAAAAGAGGATGACCTTTGCAAGCCATCCCCTCCATTATTGCTAGTGGTCCCCAGTTTACGATTCTAACGCTGCTAGATGCACACTGAGCAGGTTGAGAGTGTGAGCTGGTGGCGTTGCCCCTTGGAAAAACTTCTCGACTGATCTGGCGCTCTTATAGAAGCAAAAAGCCGCAAACTGAGAACGAGACCACCCAAGGCGATCGATTACAGCTTTCAGACCTTCAGTCATTTGCATGGGCTGGCCAAGGTCGTTTAATATGACCGGGATACCTCGCTGACTGGCGGGATGATGACAAGTTACCTCCATTTGTTGCGCTCTTTTAGTTTTTTTTGCCGCCGGGTTTCCGTTTTGACTAGATTCGCCCAAATGATAGCAATCATTAAGGGAAGTGTCAGCAAAACGCCAATTGTGAGGAAAAACTCTCTCATGTGGTAAAGAAAACACACTTTTACGGTGTGCCGACAAGCCTAAAGTGAAAAAAAGCAAAATAAGCATTGCAATCACCGATCAGTGTCAATAAGTCTGTTGCATGGCTACAACATTAACGTTTGCGTTCTTCATACTGTCAGTAATCCTGACGGTTTTATCAATCGGCTTTTTTATCCGGGCATTTCTCGGAAGTGACAGGCTCGACTACTCAAAATCTAGGCTCAAGGTATGGCCTCGCATTAAACGATACCTTCAATTGAAATAAAACACTAAAACTATGAGTGAAATTATAACACAACAGACAGGAGCTGATTCTCAGCTTGCCCTTATCCTTGAGCTTGCGAAAAGCCCAGAGGTTGACGCTAATAAGCTTGAGCAGCTCGTGAAGCTGCACAACCAAGAAAAGGATCGACAAGCACGAGATGAGGCTTATCGGGCTCTAGCCTTGTTCAAGCAGGAAGTGCCTGTAATTCCTAAAATGAGGGACGGAGCAAAAACTCGCGGCGGTCAGGTTGCATTTAGATATTCAGCAATGGATGATCTTGTCAGGTTCGTAAAACCCTACGCAGACAAGCACGGGTTGAGTTGGACTTTCTCCCACGAAATCCAAAACAACAAACAGATCACGATCTGCCGGGTTCTGCATATCTCTGGATTTACTTTCCCGGAAACGACAATTCCGATTCCATTTGCTAAACCTCAAAGCCAACTTACAAGCGACATTCAAGCCGGGGGCATAACCAACACCTACGGCGAACGGTACGCACTAAAAGCCGCGCTAGGGCTCGTCTTCACTGACGACGACACTGATGGCGTGCTGCCTAAACCTGATACAGTGACACAAACAACCGTTGACGATGCTATCAAGTTGCAGATGGAGCGCGCAGGGGTGACTAGCGATCAACTCAATGCAGCGTTGACTAAAAAGGGCGTTGATCTTGACGGTTGGGGCTGGGAAGAGCAAAGCGATAAAGTGAAAGGTCGAATTGTGTCAGGCTGGGACAAACTATTTACCTTAGAATCATAATGAGAAGACGCACACTTGCCGAAGCACTGAGCATTCTACCCGAACCACTTGCGACGAGAGCAATACGCCAAGCCAACCCTGAGCGTTTTACCGCAAGGGTGGATTCTATCTATGACGCTGTTGCAGGCTTCGCTGATTGGTCTAAAACCCCGGAAGGGCTTGAGTTTTGGATCGAAGTCAGCGAGGCAATTGACCATGACGAAATTAACGAAGAAAAGATTAACCAACTACTGAACCTATGAAAGACCCATTTGAAAACATCATTTACCCGACAAATCCCCGAAACGAGATCGTGATCGGTATGCCAGACACTGAGTATCGATCTGCTGACGGATTGTCACCTAGCGGCCTCAAGAAGGCAGTCGAAGACCTTGGCGGGTTTGGCGAGCCAAAAGGCTCCGCTGCCCGTCTTCGGTCATACCTTGCCGGAGAAATTGAAAACAAACGATCTAAAGCTCTTGGTCTTGGGACGCTCGCGCACAGGCTAATCCTTGAGTCTGACGAGTTCATCGTCATCAACGACGAACGCCGCAAAGAGATGGAGGCTTCTAGGTTGGCGCGCAAACGTGACCAGCTTTTTGCGGATTATTCAGCGCGCAAATTTATGTGTAATTTTGCCGAAGCCAAAGCATTCAAGGTAGACAATGGCCGCACTCCTGACGAGTCAGAGCAAAAGGTTTTGATTAGGTCACGCATTGAACGAGAGCTGGCCGCTGATTCTGGTCTAAACAAGAACTCTAAAGAGATGCTAGATCTATCAGAGACCGCTCTGGTGCTTGATGATAGTTATGCCGACCACAAGACTGTTATTGGCATGAAAGACGCGCTGGATTATGCGCCGATGAATTACGAAGCGAGGGAGGTGCTTGCAGACATCGATCAAAAAGAAAAACGGGTTGAGGTCAGCATTTTCTGCGTTGTTGATATTACGGTCGCGCCCGGTGTGACTATCCCGGTGCAGATGAAAGGTCGGCCTGATCTTGTCCTCAAGGGCGACACGCTCCACGATTACAAGACTTGCCGCTCTATCCATATTGAGGATTTTAGCAAGGAATCGATTAAGCGAGGTTATTTCTTTTCGATGGCGATCTATTTGGAAATGCTTAGGCAGTTAGCGACCAAAGTGCCGAAAGATCTTTGTGAGCTTTACAGCCTACCTGATAAGCGCAAGGCCGTATTGTTAGCCCAAGAGACAACTGCACCCTTTGAGGCTTACCCGTACGAGATCCCTGACGCGCATCTAGTCGCTGGTTGGCATTGTGCTGATATGGCGCTGAAAGATGTCTGCAAACGCTACCTAGCCGATCGTAAGGGCGAAAAGGACGCTTGGAAGACTTGCATTGATCCGGTTTTACTTGATCCGCTGTTTCCGGCGTCAATTTCTTACATCATCCAAGAACTTGCAGGCACTGAGCCAAAAGGAGGCGCTGATGAGTGAGATCTTTAGCGAAACTGTCTTTCTCCCGTTTGAGATTAGCAACAAGAACAACGGTCAGGGACGGTCATGGCATGGATCAGCAAAAGATCGTAAACGGTTCGAGTTTGAGATTAAATCTCTCGGCTTAGTTAGAACTCCTTATCTTTTCCCGGTCAACGTTCACGTTGTGCGTGTCCTAGGCAAAGGTCAAAGGTTCTGGGACTCCAGCAGCGTGCTGCGTGGCAACTATAAGCAGCTAGAAGACGCTCTGGTTGCTTGCGGGTGGTTTACTGATGATTCCATGACATTCATCAAGCGCACGTCTTCAGATCAGGACTCTACAAGGCGCGAGCAAGGGCCAGCGGTAGAGCTAACGATTACGGAAGCCGGAGCGTTTGAGCAGGAAGGAGGGCGCAAGTGATCCCTGATCTTTTTGACGAGTGGCAAGATGTTTGCCAAAACAAGCACCAAGGCAATGAGCAATCTGCCGAAGCCTTTCAGACAAAAGTTAAACCAACTCTAAGGCAACGACAAATTGAGGTATTGCTTGCAATAAACAACGCCGGAAATCAAGGGCTTACGTGTAAAGAGCTTGCCAAGGATTGGGGAATCGGCATGAATGCGATCAGTGGACGATTCTCAGAGCTGAAAAGGCTAGGCGAAATACAGCCAGCCGGATCATCACGAGATGGATCAAGACCCTACAAAACTACACAAAAATGAACTACTTGAACATAAACACAGATATTTTGAGATCTGAGGACTACCTAGGTGCTGAACCTGTTGAGCGAGCAACTTGGCTCAATCTCCTTGGCTGGTGTGCGTCTCAAGAAAACGGTGGCGTCATCAAAGACGCAACGAGTTGGAAGTGCCGAAAGTGGCAACAGATTGCAGGCGTCACTCTTTTTGAGGTAACGACTGAAAGCGCGCTCTATTATTTTGATAAAGAAGGGAATTTGGTTGTCAACTACTACCCAAAGAGCATGGAGCAAACAGCAATTGCCCGCCGGGAAGCTGGCAGAAAGGGCGGTAAATCAACCTCAGAAGCAAAGGTGAAAGCCGCTCAGGTAAATGGCTCTAAGCAAAACCCAAACAAACCGCCCAAGCAAAAGCCAAGCAAAAGCCCAACGAAAGATAAAGAAAAGAAAGATAAGGGAAGGGAAGATAAAGAAAAGAAAGATACACCCCCTCAGTCCCCCAAGGGGGGATGTCCTTCCGTTTCTGAGATGATTGAGGTTATCCCGGCAGAGTTTGACGAGAGAAAAGCCAACGCCGCCAAAGAATGGGCATTTGATAAACAGGCTCGCTCGATTAAGAAAAGCCGATTCCAGAGCCTGACGGCTTGGGAGAAGTCATTGAAAAGAATGAATCTCTACCCTACCCCGGTTTTGACTGACGCGATAGATAGAGCGATCGCAGCGGGCTGGCTTGGTTGGGAACAAGAACAAATTAAGCCTTTACAAATCAAGGATGAGCAAACAAACCTAGAAAACTGGTCAACCAATGGAATCAAAACCCTCTAAAACACAAGTCCGAAAATGGCTGAAGAAGTGGAAATTCCCACGCCGCCACATTGAGAAGCTGGAATTCATGCACGGCCCTAGCCTAGACATGGCAGAGAAGCACGTTGCTCGCGTTCTGTCGGGCGATCTTCTTTGCATCCTATGCGGTCACCGTGGGCCGGGTAAGACGCAAATGGCGGCATTCTGGGGCCAAAGCGTGGCGACTGACATGAAGCGCGCGCGCTATTACAAATGTCACGATCTGCTCTGTAAGATCCGAGAGCAGTTTGACAAAGATAGGCACAGGAGCGATTCAGCCAGAGAGGAGCTAGAGGTGGCGAAGAAATGCCATTTCCTCGTGCTTGACGAGTGGTCTGAGCTTGCCGGGACGGAATGGGAGAAGCGAACGCTGACAAATCTGATCGATCATCGATACGACGAAAAGCTTTCGACCGTGATCATTACGAATCACAGCCCGTCTGAGGCGATTGTTGCTGTTGGCGAGAGCATTTGGAACCGAGCAGAAGAGACTGGCGGCATTCTGCTATGCGACTGGCAGAGCTATCGTAAACACAAAAACGAAATTGAATGACCAAACGAATCAAAGACACGATTGTTGCTAGTCGAATCATTGAGGCCGTTTGTGAGTCGGCTGAGATAGAGCCGGGGGAAATGCTGTCATACACAAGACAATGGCGCGTCTCCTATCCGAGGTTTGCCGCTATGATCCTGATCCGGCGGCACACATTTATGAGTTTGCACGACATTGGTAAGATATTTAAAATCAATCACGCAAATGTTTGCTATGCGCTGCGCAAGCTTGCAACGTCAAAACCGGGCGACCGAATGGCGGCGACATACGAAGCAGCAGAGCAGGCGATCATTCAACGAAACAACAATCTATGAACCTAAACAAAACGATAATTGCCGGACGGCTTACCCGTGACCCAGAACTAAAGGCACTTCCAAATGGAAACTCAGTGACTGAGCTAGGGTTAGCAGTAAACCAACGAACCAAAAAGGGAGAGGAATGGGTTGATGATCCAATCTTTCTCGATGTGTCAGTCTGGGGACGGCAGGCAGAGAATGCTTGCCAGTATCTCAAGAAAGGCTCTGTCGCGCTTGTAGAGGGGCGGCTCACTATGGATCAATGGGAAGACAAGCAAAGCGGTCAAAAGCGCAGCAAAATCAAGATCACAGCTCAAAATCTGCAATTTGGGCCAAAACTTGAAGGTCAAACCCAATCAGGTGCATCGGTTGCCAGTGGTGACGAGATACCATTTTAATGGGTTACAACGAATATCATCCAACTTTGCAGGAGCACTTTATTCACAAGAAAAAGGCGCAACGGCAAATTGGGACTTGTAAGATCTGCAAAAAAATGCCGATCCTGACGTATGAACCCGGTTGTTTGTCAGCTTGGTGCAATTGTAAAACGTGGAAATCCCACGAAGAAGATCGCATTGAGCTTGCTGCAATCATCCAGCGCGACCTTGAAACCATGACCTAATGTCAGACCCAGAAGAGAGCCTCAGCCATTTAAGAAAGGAGCATCATGTCTCTTGGGAAGAAGGGCGGGGCTACTTTCTGCGAGTCACAGTCATTTGGTCAACTAAGGTCGTCGGTAAACGAATTAAGGTCAGGCTAAGAACTAGAGATCTTGATGAGGCGATCGCCCGGCGTGATACAATTATCGCAGCTTATTGCGCGCTAGGTTTTGAGACTGGCTTGAAAGGCGAGCTTACGCTAAAGCCAAAAAAGTGAAATATTGATTACTATTGAAATTAAGGGTTGACCTTAATCAAGGTTTGAGCTTTGCTTTGGTTGTTATGAAAACACAACTATCCAAACCAGCAAGATGGTCATCAAACGGCGAAAGCTTCAGTCAATTTCACGTTGTATCTGGCGCGCCAACTGACCAAGATTTAGACGAACTTTTTAAGTCTAGATGTCATTGCTCGCATGATTGTTGCGGTCACACTCATACCTATGTGAGTTTAGTCAGAGAAATTAACGATGACAAAGTTGCTGTGATTCAGCGCGGGTTTATCAACGTTTAATAAAATTAAACCAAGGCCGGGGGTAATACCCCGGTTTTTTTGTGCCTAAATGCTTTTTATTGTGGACAAGAATCAAGCGAGCGCCTACCCTTCTGGAGTTATGACAAATACAACTACTACCGAAGCCCCTAAAGTAACTCAGATTTTTACCCAAATTATCGAAAATTACGGCGCGCACGATTGGGATGGTGAAGGCGAATGCCCTCAATATTGGAAAAAGAAAGGCGGAAACACGTTTCTTCTTACGGAGGAAATTGATCCGATTGCGTTTGCTAAAGCAATTACCCGCAAAGATGAGTATTTCTCAGAATTTGTTATCGGAGTAGAAGAAGTGGAAAATTGGTTTGATGGTATTGATCTAACTTTAGACAATTGGACAATTGTCGGTAAGCCAAAGCCGTCAAACCGTCACACCTTTGTGGATCGCCACCCCGGTGATTTTAGATTGCAGACTGCTGTATCTCACGAAATCGGTGCTTTCCACCCTAGTATTAAAACCAGATACACTGAGACAATTATCGACGCAGGCGGCAACGAACTTAGGTCGGTTGTTCGTTACGAAAACCAAAAGGGGCAGACCTTTGCCGCTAAGGATTGGAAGAAATTCGTGTAATTCGTCATTGACGCAAATCAAGAAATGCGCTTTGCTTAAAAACATCAAGACGGCTGGCATCCTACTACCGATCTTTAAGACGATTTTAAACTAACTTTGACACCCCGGAAAGACGGGGATTTTTTATATTATGAAGGTAACAAATACACATGGAGGAGCCCGCAAAGGGGCAGGCAGACCCAAGGGCTCAGGCAAGGGGCGTACAGTAGTCACAAGGTCCGTTAGCATGAAACCAGAGATATGGGCCGAGATCGATAGGCTTAGAGGTAGCCAATCAAGAGGCGTCTATCTTTCTGATAAGATCCTGACATCAATCAACGTTTAAGCTTATGGAGAAGAAGAGGAAGCGAGGAGGCCAGACAGTTTACACAGAAGAGAAAGCTGAGGAGATACTTGCAAGACTGTCAGAAGGGGAATCGTTGCGCTCAATATGCAAAGACGATCACCTTCCTGCTGCCAGCTCTGTCATCGGATGGGTCATGGATGATCGCGAGGGCTTTAAAGAACAATACGCCCGCGCGAGAAAGATCCAAGGTGATGTTTTGTTTGATAAGCTCATTGAGCTATCACAGAAGGCATTCCAGAACGCAACAGGAGCGCCCGGCACAGGTGAAGCCAGCGCCAAGGTGCAGGCGATTAGGCTGGAAGTGGACGCGCTTAAATGGAGCTTATCAAAGCTGCATCCTGAGCGGTATTCTGATTTCCGTCGAAACGAACTGACCGGGAAGGCCGGGGGGCCAATCAAACAGGAGGCATCGTTTTTGCTTACCAAGGAAGACGAGGAGAAGATCAGGCAGATTGCTGATACGCGCAACAAAATCAAGGATGAGAGCTAAGTGGCAGGATCAGGGACAACGCTAACGCCTGCCGAGTTTGCTCTGCTCAGGCTCAACATGGGCTCGCTCTACGATTGGCAAATCGAATGCCTTGAGTCCATTGGGCTACAAGAGAGCGGCGGGCTTCCCACGGCGGTAGTTGCAGCAAATGGGTCAGGCAAAACGTCAAACCTTGTTGCGCCTGCCGTCCTTTGGTTTCTAGCGCATTACCCTAAAGGTCAGGTTGTGGTCACCTCTGGCTCGTTTAGGCAGATTGAGAAGCAGTTATGGCCTGCTATGCGGGTGTTCTCGCAGTGTTTCCCGGAGTGGTCGTTTCTGCAAACTGAGCTAAAAACGCCAGAAGGAGGTTTTGCGCTTGGGTTCTCAACAGACCAACCGGGTCGAGCTGAGGGCTGGCATCCAAAGATCAGCAAAGAAGATGATCCCGTGATGATTATCGTCGATGAGGCTAAGACCGTGCCAAATAAGATTTTTGAGGCGTTTGATCGTTGCACTCGCCTGTTTCAGCTTTGGGTATCATCTCCCGGCCCAGCAGTTGGAGAGTTTTATGAGGCATTCCATGCAAATCGCAGTTTGTTTTGGACTCGTCAGGTCACATCATTAGAATGCCCACACATTGACCCAGCAAAGCGAGAGCGCGATCGCAGGAAGCACGGGGAGACTTCCCCTCTGTATCGGTCGATGCACCTTGCAGAGTTCACAGAGGACGAGGAAAGGCTTGTTATCACGGCGTCAAACCTAAGAGAAGCCATCGACACACAAGCGCCCAAGATCTACGGCGGCGAAAAGGTTGCGTTCTTTGACTTTGCAGCCGGACGAGATGAAAACGTTTTTTACATGCGCAAGGGCAACATTGTCGAGCTGGTTGACGCTTGGACAGATACCGACACAGTGCAGGCTGTGCGCAAGTTCATGCGGTTAGCCAAGCAACAAGGGCTTGCAGGAAGTCAATGCTGGGGTGATGCTGACGGATTAGGCAAGCCGATGGTCGATTTGTTTGCGGATGAGGGATTTCCTATTAACGCATTTCATGGAGGACTCCCGGCAAAGGACTCACAAAACTACGCTAATCTAATCTCAGAGGTCTGGATTCAAGGGGCGCGCAAGATTGAACGGGGAAAGATCCATATGGTTTCTAATGATGGCGAAGGGATTGACCCGGCAACTTTCAAGCAAATCACAAGCCGATTCATCGAATGGGACGACCGGGGTAAGCTTCGCGTTGAGTCTAAGAAGAAGATGGCAGCTAGAGGATTGAGATCACCGGATAGAGGGGACGCGCTTCTTGGTTGCATTATTTGCGGCGCATCAATGACGGGATCACTGACTGATGAGGTATTGAATAGAAGCGAATCAGGATCATCTAGGTTCTCAGTCAATCATGTGTCGTTCTAGGGGGACCACATGAAACAAGTGATCTTGCCTTAAAATGGTGGTTGCATCCAATTATGCCAATCAGCACCGGAACCACCCCAGTCGTTAAGAAACTCCAATCTGGCAAAGAATACGCAATTCAAGCAACTGGCGGTTCTCTGAACGTCCAAGTCGTTAGAAATGGCTCGCTTTACTCTGAAGGATCAGTTGCAGACGGCGAGCGTCTAAGATTGTGCGTTGCCCATGATAACAGTGAGGTTGATGTCACTTTTACACCTTCAGCTTCTGGAGTCGATTGGGCGGTCACAGTTGTAAGAGTAGAAGACAACTAAAAAAATCCTACAATGTTTAGATTCTCAGAAAAGTCTGGCGTTCATGGGTTTTCTGGACTTCACGGGACAAGTGGTGTTTATGGAAACTCTGGCGTTTATAAAGTAAGCGGGTTTAATCCATTAGACCTTGATCCTTACCTATTATTTGACGCTGAAACGTCGATGATAGGCACGTTTGAGAATCCGACTTTAGACCTTGACCCTGCGACACCATCGACCCTTGACGTTATCACAGCGACCCGCTCATCAGTGGCGACTAGGACACTTCCAGACGGGACGATAGCCTTGGCTGAACAGGACACGGTGCGCGTTGATTACACGCAGGGCGAGCAGTTGACGCCGACGAAGTTTCAGCGGTTTGTGAATACTGAGTTTGACCAAGCATACTGGTCGTTTAGCTCGCAGATGGGCAATCCGGTTTACAATTATGACACTGCTCCGAATGGAGAGCAGGAAGCCACCAGAATTGTATCAAACGGAGGTTCCTACCCTCAAATCGTTGAGACTATAGAAGGATTGACTATTGGGCAGCAATACACTGCTAGCTTTTATGTTAAATCCGACGGGACTTCACAGATTCAGCAAACCACTCATTTTACAGGACTTTCTGGCGGTATAGGTTTTACACCGACAGATAATTGGGAGCGAGCAAGCTACACCATAACAGCAACAGCAACGACTCACAGTTTTGTTATTTTTACAAACGGTTCTTCCACTCCTGCTTCATCTTATCTTATTTGGGGGCCGCAGCTTGAAGAAGGCACAACCGCGAGCGACTTCGTGGAGAACACAACGGGCAGCCCGAAGTTTATAAGCAGTGCCGTCTACTCCGATAGGGTTCCCATGGTCTTAATAGAACCCTCGGCAACTAACTTGGTGGATTACAGTGAAGACTTTAGTGACTCTTATTGGACTAAAAGCGGTTCAAGTGTCGTAAGTGGTCAAACCTCTCCTAGTGGGGACACAAGTGCTTACAAGTTAGTAGAAGACACAAACAACGGTGAGCATAAAGTATCGACAGGCATCATATTTGTATCAGCAGGTAACACTGACACTTATAGTGTATTTGTAAAAAGGGCAGGCCGCACAAAGGTTGCAATTAGAGAAGAACAGCACGGGGGAAAATATGTTTCATTTAACCTTCTCAGTAAGACCGTAATCAGTAACACAGGATTGACTGCAAACATTATTGATTTATCTGACGATTGGTTACGCATTGACTATTCACAGAATTCAGGTGGCGGGTTAGAAAAGTTCAGCTTGTTTTTATTAGATGACACTTACACATCAGGAAGCCCTACGGCACATTCTTACACTGGAGATGGCACAAGCGGGGTCTACATCTGGGGCGCACAAGTCGAGGCCGGAAGTGTCGCAACGTCCTACATACCAAACCCCGCACCTATCTCCTCTGCTCTAAACAGTGTGACTTCTTTTGAGGCAGATGGTTCCGTCGGTGGCTTTAATAACATTCATGTCGAATCAATCGCTGGAATCTCAGGCAAAGAGGTTGAGGTCGAGTTTGAAATATTTGATTATGTATCTGGCACATCGGCATGTCTTATGGGCCATGCGTTCACTCCTTCAATTCAGGTCGGCGGCTCTTTGAATGCCAATGGTATTTACCGAGGAGTGGTTACTGCCGATTCAAATAATAGAATTTTATTTAGGAACAATTCTAATACTGATAACTTTACGGGGAAAATCAGAAACATCAAAGTTGTCGAGGTGGATACATCGGGAGCGCGAGCCGCTGACAACCTTGTGATTACCGGCAGTGACTTCGATTTCTACAATGGTTCTGAGGGGACGTTTTATGTGGAGCTAATTGATAAGAATATTTTGGACATTGCCTCACACCTGTATTTGCATGGAGGCGGAAACAATTTGATATTATACAGCAACGGTAATAGCGCAAACGTCGCCAATTATGATAATGCGAATTTCTTACAATTCTCAGGGATTCCCTCAAACCAACTAATTAGAATGGCACTGAGTTACGAATCTTCGACTAAGAAATTAAGCGTGAACGGAAACACATCCAGCGATTCTGCATACAACGGTAATTATTCTGGGATTTCCAGTTTAACCATAGGAACTAATTTAAGCGGCCACATCAAGCGCGTCCTATTTTGGCCATATTCGTCCGACCGTCTTTAACATATCTCTTTAAACAATGGCACTCAATCTATCCACACTGACCAGCCCAGCGACATCTGGAGACGTCCTAGCAGAAGCCCTGACCACCGCTGATTTCCTTGAGAGCGTTCCGGTTCTTCGCAACTTGGCTCGCGGTTCACAAAAGGGCGGCGATGCGAAACAAGACGTTGCCCTAAACCAGCCTAAAGCGTTGCCCTATGATGGTAAAGGCTACCTGTATCTCAGTGGTGTTAGTGGTAACTATGCGAGCGGCACAACTACTGGAGAACTCGGTGGGCTTAATGATGTTGTAATCCAAGTGGATGACATTTCTAGTGATTGGCTTGCGGGAGACAAGAGAATGGTTTTAGGCACACCAAATATAAATTATTTTGGGCTAAGAGTAACTTCTTCCCGTAATGTATATGCTTTTTTCTCAGAAACCACCCTTTTTAATTCTAATGAATCAAAAGTATCGACGGCTTCGTTTTCAGCGAATGACTTCGACACTGTTTCAATTAGGGTTATTAGAGACACAACTGCTCAAACAGTTACATACTTTGTAGACACAGGTTCGGGCTTCACTCAACTAGGCGATGCTTTAAGCGTCACAGGCGCAACAACTTATTCGCATACAAACAATTTTGAAATTGGGTCACGAATTGATGGTTCAAGTGATTTGCTTTATGGGAGAATCGGAAGAGTAAGAGTTTGGCCTAACACAGCAATGACGGAAGGCTCAGAGATAGTTAACGTAGACTTCACGGCCACCAACGTGCGCCACGGTGACACCAAGTTCAAATGCGCGACTGGCCAAGTGGTAACAATCAACCAGTCCGGCAACGACCCCGCGACGATTATCAAGAAGAGTGTCTTGCGGTTCGATGGTGCAAATAGTGGTCTTCGCGGTCTGTTCAATCAGACGATTGATAGCGGCTATATGTTCGCTGCATTTAGTGTGCTTGGGGATGGTGGTGCGTTCTCGGGAAGAGTATTTGCTGTAAACTCGACAGGCCAACTTGACTCTGATGTTTCTGGCAGCGGCGCAATCTTTTCAATTCAGCAAGGGACGGACACTAATCTTCGGACTTATGTTAATAACGGTTACAGAACCATTCATCCTGCATTATTTGATGACGCTAATGGTGACATACTTAATGAGTCTTTAATCAAAGATGGCACTCAGTTGAGCCGAGTCAATAACGCAGACCAAAGCACAACTTCTATTGCTACCTCAATTTCAGCGGAAGAGTTCAGTGTAGCATCGCGAAGCAATCTAGCCTATAACACAGCAATCGACCTAGAGTTCCTTGCACTCTTCCCATCAAGCATCACCGACGCCCAAGCTGACTCTGTTCGTAATTATATTAATAATAGGAACAACGTGTTTGACCTAAAGGACGGCTTTGGCTACTACTTCTTTGACGCACAGAAAGCCCCAGTCGGGCCAATCTCATCAGGTTCATCCTCGTGGAACGGACGTATCGTTGGCTCGGACAATGGGGACTCTGACCGCTATTTAACACAAGGCACAAGCAACGACAGCCCAGTGGGTAATGGATACACCGTCACCTTCGCAGACAACACTGACCACCTAGACATTCCACAAGTCACACTGGCGGCTGGAGACAGCTATGCATGGATGGTCTGCGGGACAAGCTTAGGGACGTTTGCTTACAAGGTGACAGTGAGTGGCCAAACGGAGATTAACTTGCTTGGACACACTGGTCATGCTGTTAGTTATTTTGCAGGAGACCTTTACGGAATCATTCTATTACCAGAAAGCGCAACTGGTGCGGACATTGAAGTGGCACGGAAATTGTTAATCGACCGAGGCGCGGCTGATGGTGCATCTTCAACGAGTATTAGCAATTATTTTAGAGGTCGAAATGATATTGTTGAGTTTGGAAATGTAAATCTTGACAGTGTAACACACGCTTCTCAACTGTTTGGTGGTTCTGGAAATATCCAAAAGTTCAATGTTCCATCGCTGCCAAATGCTGTAGTTTTAAATAGTGCATGGGAAAATGGTGCTTTGCGCTCGTTCACAACGCAGCTTCCAAAAGCTGAAAATGTAACTTATACATGGTATCAAAACACGGAGTTAGAAGCATTTTCAGTTGACCTACCCGAAGTTACCGACGCGCGTTTCGCATGGTATGGTTGTTCAGGACTCAGTAATTTCAGGACAACGGACATCAAGAACTGCAGCAACTTCTCGTCCGCATGGAAATCCTGCTCGTCCCTAACGTCATTTCCGGCTGGCGCAAAGCTCGGCACGGAGGCAAACAATGTGAACTTTACGAGCGCATGGGAGTCTAGTGGACTTACAAGTTTTCCTGCGTTGGACTTAAGCACTGGTAATCTTTTTACAAGTGCGTTTAAACTATCGGCACTTACATCTTTCCCAGAAAACATTCTTCTTGGAACTAGCAGCACCGCTGTAAGATTTGACCAATGCTGGAGTCAGTGTAATGGTTTAACTTCTTTTCCAAATATTGACTTATCTCAGGGAAGGTTTTTTTACATCGCTTGGTATTTCAACACAAGTCTGGTTGAGTTTCCGGCTTTGTTTACTAACTGGAATCCATCAATAATAACAAGCGGAGTATTTAACCTAACATGGAGCGGCTGTTCCGCATTATCCGCTGATTCGGTCGGCAATATACTACAAAGCATAGATGCAAGTAATCAATTTGCCACAGTTGACGGAAATTCTGGGTCGGCTGCAATCGCTGACGCTGGCATCGACATCGACTACAACGTAGCCACTGGCTCACTCAGTGCCGCGACGAACTCCGCAGTAGATTCACTCAAAGCCAAGGGCTGGAGCATCATCGTTAACAACGTAACACTTTAAGTAATGACAGACGAAACTCATCGATTCTTTAGGTTCAGCAACGAGGCATCCTATGACACCTTGACCGCTGCTGGTAACGAAGCCCGAGGATTACCGGACGAACAAAGTGAACGGTGGCTGGCTCTTTGGGATAACACCTTCTTAGACCCTGAGACATCTAGTGACCGACTCTATTGTGTTAAGCGCAGTGGCATCCTTGAGACCGACGACTTTGACCTTGAGGGCATTGAGGAGATTAACCTAGACACATATCTACAACGATTGAGCTGGGAGCCACCTGTCGAAGAAGACCTTGAGATGGCGGATGAGTTAGAACTACTAGAACTACCTGACTAATGGAAGACGAACAAGAACCACTCACAGAAATCGAACAGTCACGCGCTGACACAGGGTTTCGTTATTACGTCGTGCAACCCGATGTCTACACAGGACTTGTTAGCGCAGTAGATGCTGACCGTGGGTATCCTAACAAACAAGGCACTACGCTCACCGGACTTCCACCTGTTGCTAACCTGGCTGAAGCTACGGACAACTCAGGGCGACTCATAGCCATCGACTGTTGGCGCTTCACCGCTAACGATGACCTGATGCTTGAGGGGACCGATGGAGTCCAAGAGCTTACTCAACTAGAATTTTTATCAATCAAACCTCAACCCGAGGAACTACTTTAACAACAATAACACATGCACGCAGCCGAGACAGCACAGCAACTCTATACCACCCTAGAAGGCGCACGGTATTCCTACCTTGACCGAGGACGGGCCTGTTCAAAGCTGACGCTTCCTTATGTTATGCCTGACGAGGGCTTCGGTCCCCACAGTCGCCTAGAGACACCTTTCAGTGGCGTCGGTTCCCGTGGTGTTAACAATCTTGCCTCTAAGCTGTTGCTTGCGTTGTTGCCTCCTAACTCACCTTTCTTTAGATTCC